GATGCGCTGAGCGGTATCTGAGCTTCCCGCCTTTAGTGAAGGGGTCGGCACAGTCGTTTTGGCATCAGGCGGCGTGAGCGCTGCCTCATTCGACTTCGAGTTGTCATTGCCAAGCTTGCCTAGCTCCCTCGCGGCTGCCGCCTGGCGAATCGCCAATGCGCCCGGTGGCACTGAGCCTTTGACGCCTGTAAGACGGTTGCTGTCGCTGCGTACGCCGGCTGTGCCAGTAAGGCGATCGTCGGGGCCGTGCTTGCCTCCAGCGGCGTCTACGACCTCTGCCGCGATCGGGGTAGCTCCGTCCTTCTGAGACTCGACGTTGTTCCAGCCGAGATCGTGCTCAGACTCAGACGGGAAGTCCTTCTGCCCGTGATCCTTCATCGCCTGAAGCGCCGCTTGGCGTCCTGGCGAATCCGGTGAAGACTGCCCTTTCTGAATGTCCTTGTAGACCTGCGTTAGCTGATCGACAATCGGTTTGTGTGCGGGAGACGACTGATGCTCTCCCTGGAACCCCTCAATGGCCTTTAGAAGACCTTGTGTGCTATTAGCCATCGGTTACTGCCTTTCTGGTTGTGCTGCGGGTTGTGGCGCTGCCTGGAGTGCTGCTTGTGCCGCGATGTGGGCTTCTTCCTTTGACGGTTCTAGGCCGGCCTGCTGCTCGATCTGACGTTTCACATCCGGCGGTGCGTCCTTGTAATTCAACGTCTCAGATGGTGGTTTAGCCGGCGCTTCTGGAGCCGCTGGGGCTGGAGCAGAAGCCTGTGCTTCGGGTCCTCCAGGTCCAGCTTGCGGTGCTCGCTGTTCTTCGGCGAGCGGCGGCGGCATCGCCTTCATCAACTGTTCACGATGTTCGACAACGTGACGTTCGACGTTCTTCTGGATCGGTTCCGGCAACTGCTGGTAAACCGGACCCTTTTGGAATTCGGTGTGGCCTTCGATGTGACCCTGCTGATCGTCAAACGCGTTGATGTGAAGTTCTGCGCCTCGGCTGAGTTGGCCGTTCTCGCGGTTGATCTGAGCCTCATCGACTCCGAGATCACCGAATAGAACCTCTAGGCCACCTGCGTCGTAGTCGCGTAGTACCTTGCGGAGGTTGCGCGGGTTCATCGGCTGCTGGCCGTACTGAAGCGCCAGTGACAAGATGTTCTGAATAGCTGCCTGCTTGGCTGCCTTTGATTGCGGGAACGCCGATCCGGCCTGGCATTCGACGTGCGTGTTCTCCTTGAGCGCTGCGCCCCGGAAGTTGAACACGTCCCATTCCTGGTCTTCACCTGAGATCAAGATGGTTCGCTCGGTTGTCCAATACTTGGCAACCAGTTCGAGAAGTTTTTCTGCTGCTTTGCCTAGCATTTCCTCCATGTCGTAAATCGAGGGACCTAGACGTGTGTCATCGGCTTCCATCAACAGGTTGATGGCCGACGCTGCTGTTACACCGGCAGGCACTTGAGCGCTCGATACCTCGTGCTGGCCGGCGATTTCCTGCATTGAAGTTTCAATGCGGTCCTGCTGCTGGAGCACGTACTGAGGCATCGGGGGAGCCTGTAGGTACGACGGGATCGCGTTAGGAACCGTGTCGTCAAAGTCGATGCGCTCGCCCGGCTTGCCGCTGTACTGGACGTTGGCTTGCTTGGCCGCTAGAAGCGCAGGGTTGCCCATACGCACTGCGTTCTCAAGGATCTGACTCTTGGCCTTATTTAGCTCCATCTGCGGGCCGCGAAGCTGCTCCACGATGCTTGTCGGCCAGAACCGACCGGGAACTACAACGCCCTTGAACATGACGTACGGAAGGCACTTGTAAGGGTTCGGTTCTTCACACAGAACTTTGCCTTTGGCCCACACAACGCGGAGCCCGTTAGGGTGCTTAGCGTTTGGCTTTAGCCAGTATTCGTGAAGCTTGATGCCTCGGTATCCTGAAGCGCCGCCCATCTGGTACGACGGGAATAGCTGTGACTCAGCCGGGCCAGAAGCGACCTCTGTGTCTCCCTCCATCTCGATACCGAAGTGCTGGAGCACGTACTCTTTGGACTTCACGTTGACCTGGATGCACCATTCGGCGTCCTCTAGCTCCTTGGCGATCGGGTCCGGGAAGAATTCAAACGGAGACACAGTTTCGATTGCCACGTCGCCAGTAGCGAGCACCTTTGGCTTGTGTCCTTCGGGAAGTCCTTCCGGGAAGTCGCTCAGTGTCTTCGGAGCGCCTCCGACGGGGTTCGGGATCGGCTGACCGTTTTCGTCTTCGCCTAGCGAATCCGGGTGACAAACGATCTGCCCTTCCTCGTCGCATACGACTGTGATCTTCTCGCCAAGTGCTGCGTCCCAATAAATCTTCCAGAAGCCCGCTCCGCAGATGCGCGACCAGTACAACGTGTCCATCAGCTTGTTACGCATGTTGAGATCGCGCCACAGGAAGTTCAATACCTTCTGGCCCGTCAACGATGCTTGAAGGTCAGCGTCATCGGCTGTTACCGGGACAATGGTGAACGCCGGCTTGGCTTTTGTCATCTTGGCGACTTCAGAACGAACGAACCCGAGAATGCGGTTATCTGTCACCATTTGACGCCACGGCTCAAGGCGCGGGCGATCGAGACGCGAGCGGTTCCAGAAGAGCCACTGCTGGCCCATGAAGAATGCGCTGTTCAAGTACCAGGTCGGGTGAAACCGGGCCTGCAACCCCTTGGACTGCTTGAGTTTCTTCTCAAGCTCCATCACATTCATCTGGCCCTTTGGGGAACCAGGTGAAGGATTACGCTCGTTTGCGTCGCCAGTAGCCATTACACACCGCTCTCAATGATGTCTCCAGGTTGTGCCAAATCCTCGGGCGTGTACGTGTGGACACGCACGTCCTCGGGAACCTCTTGCCCAATCAGGCTGTACTCCAATGTGTCGGCGGGCTCGTCGTGCTCAAAGCCCTCGACGGGTTCTACTTGCTGCTTCTGCGGGTGCTGTATGCGATCCAATAGAGAACGTCGCTCTGCCTCTGCACGAACCGTTAGATCCTGAATTTGGTCAAGAAGCTGCTTGACGATTCCCGCCCACCGTGCTTCGACTTCGGCAAGGTGGTCCGGGTCCTTTACTTTCAGTGCCATCTACGCCAACACCGCTAGCCAAGTGACAAAGTCTTTGCCTTTTTCCACGTCCACGTACAGCGCGCCTGGATCTCCCACTGTGAGGGATAGCGGCACTTGTTTCTTTTCGAGGATGATGCCCTTTGGTTTGCCCAACGTTTTTTCAGCGAGGACGTTTTTGTCGCCAACGGCAATGAACGCGCCGACATTGCTTGGATCGGCGCTAATCAAGATTTCCAGGCAAACGGTTTCCAGCGTTTCGCCGGTCAGCAATTTGACTGGTTTGCCTGCTTCTGCGACTTCTGTGTGGCCCGCTACGACTCTTGATCCTGTTTGTGCCATTACGCTGCCGCTCCTGCTGTCGCTAGACGTTGGGTTTTTGCTGTCTTCGGGCGACCTCGCGGTCGGGACGCTTTCACTGGCCCTGACGGACGCGTGTTGAACGCTCCCTCAAGTCGCTCCGAGTAAGCAACAGCCTGCTCAGCGCGGTTCGTTTCATCCTTGAGACGCCGTTCCAGAGACTCCAGCTTGTCCTTGTAAACGTCCTCATCGATCATGCCCAACACGCGGCCTGCGTGTTTCACACATTCGTCGCAGAGGATCAGGCGATCCATGTACACCTTTGTTGCTGAGTCATCGCCGTACAAGATGCCTCGGTCGCACTCAGCATCGAAGCTGATGTGCGTGTGATCTAGCTGTTGACCAAAGCAAGATGAGCAGTAAGGAGGAACCCCTACAGCGCGAATGTCTTGCAAGTTGCGTATTGCCATGTAACCTCCTTCAGAGGAAAATCGCGGGAGTGCTGCTCCCAGGTTGGGGAATGTTCGTGTACAGCGGCTTGATGCCGGTACGTTCAAATCGTGCTTGTTCTTCAAGCGGGGAGAGGCGGACCACTTCGTCCTCGATACTTCCGGGTGCGGGGCGCGACATAACCACGTACCGCAGTGCGTCGAGCATGTGGTCATTCGCCTTGACGGGTTTCTCTGACGGATCGTTCTCCGATTTATGGGGCGTTGCCCATCGGTATCGGCGAAACTCGGAGATCAACTCAGTGCAGTTGGCTGTGACCTTGAACCTGCCTGTCTCCAGGCGCTCCTTGACGCGGTTGATTCCGGCTGTCACGGAGTTCTGGCCGGCGATCGTGACAACACCGTGATCCACAAACTCCATTTGGTCTGAGCGCCCGGTCTGATGCGACACGTTGCGGGCGGCCGGGTCAATCACGTACCACTGAGGCACGAGCGGGATTTTGTTCTGCCCGTACTTCATGTTGATGAGCTTGATGCCTTCACACACCTGGGCGATAGTCGAGCCTTGAAGCGCAAGCTCTTCAAACGCGACCATGATGTCATCGGAGGTAATGTAGGTCCAGATGACTGCTGCCATGTTGCGAATTCCGGGGTCGATGCCGCAGTACACCATTGCGTCAGACGGGATCGTCTCCGATGTCTTTTTCTCCCGGATGATGTGTTCACTCGGGGAGAAGTTGTCGTAAATCATTCCGGCAAAGTGGACAAACCGACCGGATTTGCGGGCTGTGCGCTCTTGTTCTGAAAGGCCCGCTAGCGCTCGCTGCTTGGTCTTCTCGTCAAGGTACGGGTTGTCGTCCATGTCTACGACGACGACGGTTGCTTCCTGGAGCGTTTCCTTGACGTGAGGCTCCCAAATCTCATCAAACATCCACGACATACCGTGCAACGGAGTCATGGTGAACAACTCGTCGCCTGCGTAGTCGATAAGCCTCATCATCGACTCCTTGCGGATCTGTTGCGGGGGCTCCTCATCGTAGTGAACCCGATGAAGGGCTGCGCCTCCGAACTTATCGAGATCCTGCTCGAACGTCATGAAATCAAACCATGAGCCGTTCCTGAAATCCAACCTCTTGCGACTCTTGTCGTACGCCTTATCGAATGCGCCGCCGACCAATTGTTCCTTCGGAGCCCATTCGCGTAACTTCTGGAAGATCACACCCTCAAGTGTGGTCGTGAAGTCCGGAACGATGATGCGACAGTAAAACGGCGGTTCCCACTTCTTGTACGGAAGAAGGTGAGCCGGCAGACAATCTGCGTCAACTGCTTGGATCAAATCGTCTAGGATTCCGGCTGTTGTCTTGCCACTCCTGTTGCCTCCAAGGAACGCCTTGAGCGGTTCCCGAGACTCGTGAAACACGATCTGCTTGTCGTGTGGATAGTACGTCAGAAGGGGATTGGCCCGGATCTCTTGTTCGTACACTTCCAGGAGTTCGGCGGCGGCCTTCTGATCCTCCGGCGATAGCTTTTCGATAGCCTCCTGGTTGATCTTCAGCATTCGCTACCGTTTGATGTCTGCGGCTTTGCGCACTTGACGCGCTGTAGCCGGGCTAAGACCTTCAGGCTTGTTTGTCATCTTGCCGGGCCGACTCCACGGCACCACTCCGACAGGTCCGTCCTGAGTGGACTCGTGCTCGTTCGGGACCGAAGACCCCGAAGGTGAGTGTCGAGCGGAGTCAGAAGGCTTTAGGTTGGCAAAGTTGCGCTTGAACCCATCTTTCTCTACGTGTTTCATGGCTCCCGGTA